GCTGAACCGTATTCGTTCAGTGTTACTGTAACCTGTGATGGGTTACCTAGTGCGATGCTTGAAACATCTGAAGATTCTGTCAATGTAGATGTAGCCTGAGCCAAATCTGAGTAGATTGAGAATACAACTGATGATCCTGGCATAGCCTGTTGCACTGGCTTAACATCCGCAAGTGAGCGCATAACAGGGATTGAACGCAATGCCATTCTGACATATTGATCGTACGCTGCTTGTACTAGATTGCTGATGCTAGACGTGGTTGTGGGGGTACCTGTTGGGATAGCCATTTAGGTCTAGCCTTTCTGTTTTAGGATCGGATTAGAGTCCAGACAATCTAATGACTTCATCCAGTTCTTCTCTGCTATTTGCATTCATAAGTTTCTGCATAATGTTGTCATTGTGTTCAGGAGAAACTCCTGTTTCGACAGTATTAGTCATACGCTTATATGCAGCAGCATCGGCTGGATTAACATTAGGTGTTGCCTGGGTTTGGTTAGATTCAATTCCGAATACATCGGAGTAATCCTCTAACCATTTAGATACAGACTCTTCAGTTGGGTCTATATCCTGTGGGATAAATGCAGCAATTTTGCTGTTTACCCCGCGACTTGCGAGGGCATCTTTGATTGCTCGTTCTCTTTGCGCTTTGTTAAGACTTTCAAACTGTGCTTTTAGTTCAGCCAGTTCCTTGTCTTTTTGCTTAGTAGCCTTACGCAGTTGTTTTACAAGGTCATTGCCTGATGAGTCCGTATCGAAGTCATCATCCTCGTAGTCATAATTGGACATAGGTCCTTCTCCCATTCTTGTTAGATTGACGCAAGCCTCACATTCACCTTGGGGAAAGTGGTGTGGCTCTTGCTACTGGTTTTAGTCTCACTCCAACGGACCAGTCGTCCCATTGGCAGGCTTGTTATTTAGTAAGCGCCAGCACGTTCCTGGGATAGCGCTCCTGTTGTTAGACCAGTTTGACCACCGAAGGTAGCCTTTTCTAGTCCAGTAAGTTTCTTGCGTTGCTTCTCTGCTTCTGTTTTTCCAGCAAGTCCAAAGACTTCTGTCTCTGCAATTGCTTGGCTATATGGATCTTCTCCATAGATAGATGCAAGTTGTGAACCACGTTGTAGTCCACCAGCAATAGTTCCAAATCCTTGCTGTGCTTGTTGCTTGGTAATACCAGCAGCACCAAGTTCCTCAGCACGTGCCATACCAGTTCTTAGCCCTGATTGGATTGCAGCGCCACCGATTTCAGCAGCAGTTACCTTGCGCTTGATTTGTTCGATAGCATTGGTTGGATCTAGTACATAAGCCAAGATATCTCCATTAGAGATACCAGGATAAAATTCTTTGAGTGCCTTAGCAACTTCTGGGTTAGAGTTAACCACACGGTTCTGTGCTGTCTGGATGCGGTCTTCTAGTTCTACTGCAGATACATCTCCTGCTAAGAACTTCTCGAACCCACTCTGGATACCAAGTTCACCCTTTGTGTAATAGGTTTCAGGCATACCATAGCGACGCATTACATCCTGATACTGGTCCTCAGTACCGATGTACTCAGCCTCAGATAGCGCACGCAGACCCTTAGCCACACGCTGTGCGTTAGCAGCAAAGCGCTTCTTGTAGGCATCTGTCTCACGTAGGCGAAGTGTAAACTCTGATGGAGATACGCCTTCTTCAATCAAAGACTTCAGTGGTGTTACTAGTGCTTCGAGTCCATAGTTCTTAAACTCTGATAGCAACAGATCATATGCTGAACGACGCTCTGCTTTACCCTGTTCAGCGATAAGACCCTTTTGTAAATTAGCCTCACGAAGGCTTATCTCATAATCTACAAATGCTTGTTGGTCGGTGAATTCTCTACCGTCAGATGCTGTGTAAACTTTTTTGTTTGCACTGTCATCACCCTTTGTATTGTAACCTTTATTTGTTATCTTTTTTCCACTTTTGTAAGTGGTAGTTACAGTGCCATCACCATTGTCTATAACTGAAATAATGGGGTCTGTTTCAACAGTAGAACCTTTACCCATAGTAACAACTTTGCCTGTTTTTGGATCTACGTAGGCAGACTTTGTTGCTGAGGTATCACGAATTTCTTCTGCTGTTTTAAGAGCATTCTTCAGAGCATCACGCTGTGCTTGAGTCTTGCCTTGTGAATCTTTCTTTGTATAGTACTCATCTTCTGCTGCTTGAAGATCTGCTTCTTGAGCCTTTTTTGCTGCTTCTGCAAGGGCGCTTGCTTTTACCTTTGCCTTGCTTTGCTCGTCTACAGTAGAAAAAGATGCTGGGGTTGTAGCGCCATCTGGCATATCTCTATCTTTGCGTGCCATCTTTACCCCTGGAATCCAAAGTCACGAAGGACTTTAAGTACTGAATCTGATGCTTCTTCTCGTGCATTGTTTGTGTACTGCCAGCGTGCATCCTTACGGAGTGTACGTTGGAAATCATAGATAGACATTTCCTTCTCTGGACCAATAGCCATACGTAATGTCTTATCATCAAGATCAATAGAATCAGGTGCGATTTCTAACACAGATGCCATAACGTTTCGGTATGGAGCATAGATATCTTTTAGGTCTAGACCTTGGTCTAGTAGGTTTGCCACCTTGTCTGGTAGACCTAACTTAGCAGCACCACGGATAGTGTTCTTGAATGTCTCAATAGACTCACCCTTGGCAAGACGCTGTAGCCAGTCATTGATACTAGAACCAAATGATGTGTCTAAGTTAAATCCATTAGCACGTGCTGTCGCACGTAAACTTGTTAGATCTGCACCTATCGAACCACCTAGTTGAGTACCAGGTTTGTAGGAGATAAGTGCAGCCAATTCACGATTGATGATGTTTGGATCTTTGTCATTGGCTGAGTCATACATACGCTTGACAAATGCATCAAGTCGTTCAGGTGACATAGTTCCAGTAAGACCTGATGCAGTTGCTTCGATGTAAGCCTTGGCAGATGCAAGACCCATAGCATAAGAAGATGTAGTCTTTAACTGACCAATCTTAGAAAGGATTGCATCTTTCTTTTCCTGTGTGTCAGCAAGTTCTAACTGCTGGTTGTACTTGGCAAGAGTTTCATCGTACTCTCTACGTTGTGCATCACGCTTTGCGTATGTAGTACCGTTGCGGATAGCCCAATCAGATGCACCAAGACGACGAGCAAATTCGGTAACATCCATATCATCTTTAGCAGTGGATGGATCTCCAACAGCGTCAATAAGAAGTTGCTTGAGTTCTGGGTCATACAAGAAAATAGAATCTACGTTTCCATACTTAGATCGAGCAAGTGCGTAGATAGCATTGATATCTTCAGAACCAGTACTAGTTTTTGTGCCAGTTGGAGTCTTAGGGGTAGTAGCAATACCAGCATTACGCTGAGCGTAGTCTGATGTGACAACACCTGTTCTGGAAGCAGAACCAAGTTTTTTAGTTCTTGCTGCCTCTTTCTTGGCTAGTGCAACTGCATCTCCAGCACTAGGAATGTCTTCTACAACAACCTTTGGTTTTGTTTCCTTTTTAACTGCTCCTGCTTTAGATGCAGTAGTTTCAGCAACAGTAGTACCAGTAGTCATCTGGACATTGCCCATTGGACCAGTCTTTGTTTCCTTTACAGGCTTTGCCTTGATTTCAGGAAATGCTTCTTCAACCTTTGGCGCAATAGAATTAAACTTGCCAGTCAAGTCGCTTTTATCAGACTCTAACTGAGTCGTATCTTCTCCACGAGCCTCAGCCTTGGCAATTGCTACTTGCTTTTCTTTTATCTTGGCCTGAAGACTAGTGTAATCTTTTACCGTTTTTTCTAACTTCTTTAACTGAGCAAGGTCATCAAAATCTTTTTTAACATCAGCAGTAAGTTGATTGATCTCTTCATTAAGAGACTTCACTTCAGCGTCAGTTGCAAACGGTTTGCGCTTTTGTTCTTTTAACTCTCTAAGTCTTTTTACTTTAGCGCTGTACTGGGAACTAAGTTGGTTTAACTTAGTGGTTACTGGATTAGCCATTATCCCCTCCCAATAAACTTGTTGAATACTTCATAGAATCCCAGAACGCTACTTGCCTTAGCAGGATCACCCTTAGATACCTCTTCGATAAGGTATGCCTCTGGGTTAAACGCTGCTTCA